GGAGCAGGTGGATGCCTGGGCTAAAGATACGGCCTGTGACGCTCAAGCTCGCGCAGGAGTTCGTGAAGGCGCACCACCGGCACAACCGCCCGCCAATCGGGCATAAGTTCTCCGTGGGCCTGTACGACGACCAGATGCGCCTTGTGGGCGTGGGTGTGGCCAGCCGCCCGGTGGCGCGCATGTTGGACGACGGCCTGACCCTGGAGGTCACGCGGACCTGCACGGACGGCACCAGGAACGCCAACTCGATGCTGTACGGCGCGATTGTGCGGGTCGCGTCGGCTATGGGGTACGAGAAGTGCGTGACGTACACGCAGCACGGCGAGACGGGCGCGTCCCTGCGCGGGGCCGGGTGGACGCCGGTACAGGAACTGGCGCCGCGCGCGGGCTGGACCGCGCCCAGCCGACCGCGTGAGGACATCGGGTCTGGCGGCGTCGCGCGCATCCGGTGGGAGCGGAAGTGTGGTTAAGCTCCGCCCCTACCAGGATGATGCGGCCGACTTCCTCTACGAGCATGACCGGGGGATGATCCTGGCGCCCGTGGGGGCCGGCAAGACCGCGATTACCCTGACGGCCATGGCGGCGATGGTGGCCGACGGCCACGTCAAGCGGTGGCTGGTGCTGGCGCCGAAGCGCGTCTGCACCGACGTCTGGCCGGTCGAGGGGCCGAAGTGGGCGCCGGGGCTGTCGATAGCGGTCGCCGTCGGCACGCCCCGCCAGCGGGCGGCGGCCTTCGCGTCGAACGCCCGCGTCGTCGTCACCAACTACGACAACCTTCAGACCGCGCCGCCGGATCTCAGCAGCTTCGACGGCATCGTCTTTGACGAACTGACCCGGCTGAAGAACCCGTCGGGGAAGCGGTTCAAGGCGCTCGAGAAGCACATCGAGCCGTTCAACGTGCGCTGGGGCCTGACCGGCTCCTTCACGTCGAACGGCTTGGAGGACGTCTTCGGGCAATGCAAGATCGTCGAGCAGGCGCTGCTGGGCCGGTCGAAGGGCGCCTTCCTCCAGAAGTACTTCGTCTGCATGAACCGCGAGTACGGCGAGTGGATGCCGCGCAAGGGCGCCCTGGGCGCCGTCATGGACGCCATCCGCCCGGCCACCTACGTCCTGGAGCCCGGCGAGTACAAGGACCGCCTGCCGCCGCTCTACACGACCGAGATGCGCTGCGACCTGGCTGACCGGGCGCCCTACGAGAAGATGAAGAAGGACTACCTCGTCGAACTGAGCGGCCAGCAGATCACGGCGCTGTCGGCGGCGGCCGTCACGACCAAGCTGCAACAGATGGCCAGCGGGTTCGTTTACAATAGCCGGACCCTAGCGCAAGAAACGGCCGGTAAGTTTGCGGTAGAGCAGCAGGCGATCTGGTTCTCGCCGCACAAGTTCGACCTGCTGGACGACATCCTGACCGAGAACCAGCGGGACAACACCATCGTGGTCTACAACTACCGCGAGGAGCTGGCCGAACTCCGACGCCGCTACCCCCACGCCGCGACCGTGGACGAGCCCGACGCCATCGCCCGGTGGAACGCCGGCAAGATCCAGCTACTGCTGATCCATCCGAAGTCGGCCGGGCACGGGCTGAACCTCCAGCACGGCGGCAACAAGATGGTGTTCGTCTCGCTGCCCTGGTCGCTGGAGCTGTACGAGCAGACGGTCGGGCGGCTGCACCGCGGCGGCCAGACCAAGCCGGTCTGGGCCTACGTGTTACTAAGTAACAAGACTATTGACGAGCGCATCTGGGCTGCGCTGTATGACAAGCGGGCGGTGTCGGACATTGCCTTGGACGAACTCAAAGGAACACCGGCATGAACTGGCGTGAACTGAACGCCCGACTGGGTAGCCTGCGCGAAGACGAACTGGAGGGCATGATCCAGGCGGAACTGCGGGGTGAGCGTCGGCCCACCCTTCTGATCCGTATGCACCAGCGGTTCACCGTCCTGCGGAACCTCCGCGAGCGGCGCGAGATCTTGAACGTGGCAACCTCGCCGCGTTAGCGAGATATGCCGTATATGCGGTCGTAGACTGGATGCTCTACGCCTCGCACGCTGATGCGCCCCACCTCTTGGCCTAGCTCGATGTCGCCGCGCGTAGTGGGGCGCAATCTGGGTTCTGATTTTGCGTGTGGATACCGTGTCATTTGGACCGGCCCTTCAAAGTCAGTCCCTAGCGAATAGTAGTGCTTGTTGCCGTGCGTTACGGAAACAAGCGTAGGGTAGTTTTCAGCGTTAGGCGGGGGGTCGCCTACCCAGTTCCAGCCGGCGCTGCGCCGGAAAAGATTTGTGCGGATAATCCCGCCCGTACTCGGCGCCTCGGCCACGTCCGGAGAAGTCAAAAACACCGGGCGGCCATTCGCGTCGATCTCAATGCGCGCCCCGGCACGGGTCTGCCCCGTAATGTCTTGCCCGGTAAAAGTTCCGGTGTTCGGGTCTCTCACCGGGTTTTCAAGATACCGGCCGCCTAGCACCTGTTCCCCCTCGGGCATCATGCGCTGCGGTTGCGGAAACACGGACCTAAAGCGGTCTGTGATCGACAGCCCGCGCAAAGCATCCTGCGCCCGCTTAACCACAGAAGCCTCCGCTTCGCTTGGTTCCATGCCCATCATAGCGCCTGCGGCGCCCAGCGCGGCGCGTCCTGCTCGCGGCGCAACGCGGCCGATAGGCCCTGCTGCGGACAGGACCACATCAGACGCCGTCTGCGGCACCAGCAAGTCTACGACGCCCGTCGTCATGCCGGCTCGCCCTGCAATGCGGTCGGCGCGCATGGCCGCCATTTCCGGGCTGACGCCCTGGCTAATTTGGTAATCGTACACTTGCTGGCGAACACGACCCGGCGTTTCCATAAACGCCCTATACGCATCGCTCGCTCCACGCCCAGCGCCGCTTAAAAACCGCGTGAACGCATTGGTGGGCTGACCGTAATCGGTATCTGGCGCCACACCCAACATTGCATTTCGCCGGTCCATAGCGCGTCCCCTACGTCAGAAGTCCGAGCGCCGTAGCGTAGCGCGACCGCACGTCGTCGATGCCGATGAGGCCGCCGTTGATCCGCTGGCGGCAGCGGTCAACGGCGCCTGCGTCAGCCAGGTCGTTGCAGTTGTTGGCGTGCCAGAAGATCGCGGCGCTCTCGGCCGCGCCTTCGCGCGTCTCCAGCCACTCGGGCAGGTCGTCCACCGGCATACCCATGATCTCGGCTAGGCTCTCATAATTGTACCGACCCGTGGTCTGCATCAGACCACGGCCGATGAAGCGCCAGCCGTCGCCAGGGTTCTTGTTCCCCATGCGCCCGCCGTAGGCGGCCTCGGCAATCGCCTTCTCGTCAGCGGGGCGCGACACGGTGCGGCCCACCTCGGCGGCGTACTCCGGCGTGAAGTACTTCGGCCATTGCTTCACCAGGGCTTCGGGGCGGTAGTTGAGGCTCTCCCGCAGCTTCCGGCCGCCCGCCGTCTCATGTCCGGTGTTGGCCAAGAACATCGCCACCCGCTTCGACGTGTTGATCTCGCGTCGGGCGCAGGCCGCCTCCAGCACCGCCGCCCACTCGGCGGGGTCGGCCCAGTTCAGTCCCTGCATCAGCTTGGCGGTAATCACTTGCGAACCATCCTGCTCATCGCTTCGCTCTTTTCCTTACTGCCGGCGCTGCTCCCAAAGTAGTAGGAAACGATGCCGCCCCAAGCGGTGCCCAGCGTGCCGAGCATGACCAGCAGCGCCTCGCCGCCTTGCGTGGGCAGGCCGTAGGCAATCATGTAGCCCAACACCCCGAAGAAGCCGAGCGTGACCGCGCCCGCCAGGGCCTTGGGCGTCCAGTCGCCGGTCTTCACCTCGCGTTCGCGGGCGCTGCTGCGGTCGGCGGCGTCGATGCGCTGAAGGTCGATCTCCAGCTCGCGCATCCGCACGGCGAAGTCCTGTTCGGCTTTCTTCAGCGCCAGCAGTTGATCCGGCGACGCCTTCGCCGCCGCGTCGATCAACTCGTCTTCGGTCCCGTCGGGCTTGCCCAGCAGGGCCTCGGAGATGGCCCGCGTGGCCATGCCAGCGAGCGGGCCGCCGACGGCCGTGGCGATGGAGGGGGCGACCGTGCGGACGAGGTTCAGAAGCTGGTCCATCAGTCGCGCTCCAGCGTGAAGGAGAGGTTCGGATGTCGCGGGTAGGTGACGGTGCGCTCGCCCTCCGGGCACTTGTAGCGGATCGTGGCGAGTAGCGTGGCGCGGCCGGGGTGGACCGGAGACTTGTCGGAGATCTCAAGCATATAGGTGAAGGTGTCGATCTCGGGGCCAGCCGGGCCGGTGAAGCGCGTCATGCTGGGCGTCGCCTCATGAATGAGGCCGGATG